GCATTTAAAACCGAATGGAAAGCACATGTACTAAACGTACCTTGTGAAGTTACTCTTCTTCTTATTGTATTCATTTATATTATTAAACTTTTTTATTTAATGTGTCGAGGCAAAATATACTCAAAATTGATTGGCAAGTCTGTATCCAATTCAAAATTCTCAAAGAGAATCTTCTGAACATGCTCCTTGAATCCAGTCTCACTGCGTCTAAGATTCACACGCAGATCCCACAGACTTTGACGGTTATTCAAACAGTTTATAATTTTAAGATCCTCATCCGGTGTGTACCGTTTTCCATAATTTACATTTCCAATCTTTTCATTCTGCTTCTTTCGAGACTTGTTGAGACATTTTGTAAGTTCTCGATTGAAAGTAATCCTATCAGCATCAGAAAGGTTCATATCAGTAACCTTTTGAAGAGTGATGATGACAGCATTGAACATTGTCCGACTGTGCACAGTCGTCATTTACTAAATAATACTCGATTTGTTTAAACTAAATTCCATGTCGTACCGATCAAGTTGATATCCTATGTGTTCATTTCCAAAAAACATTTGTCCGGTATCGGTATCAATTTGTAAAGTTTTATAGGGACTCTCTAAAGTTCTTAAAACTATAACCTCCTCATCTCTTTCTATTTCAATCTTTTCAGGGTGACAAAAATCATCATACAAAGGGTTAAAGGATATTATGGTCCCAAAAGGGTACTCACATGATAATCCAGAACCCATTGTTTAATTTAAGATTATTCTTTTTATTATAATAGAATGAGTGACTTGATTAAAGCAATTTATGCACTCCGAAAATTCACATTGTATGAAAAATATGTTATTCTTGTTCTCATTGCCCATTGGATGGATCGTTATCTCAAAGCTCAAAAGGATATAGATTGGGTGGAGAGTCAACTCACACGGATGGAGAAGGAAATCAACGGGGAACCCCCATTGAATCAGCAAGAACCATCTCTTGTACCAACTCTTTGAATGAGATTCGCGGATACCAACTCAAAAGACGGTTCGCCTTGGATGCATCACCCTGAAGATGATCAACCTCAGCTGGTCTTTTAAACTCATTTGAAGTGGTTACCAAAAGATTTGCATCACGATCGTACCCATCATTCCCAATCCAATTGAAGATTGGAGTTCCTCGTGCTCGACACGCCTCCTCCACGAAATCCCTAATGGTTCGAGTCTCCCCCGTAGATACTACAAAATCCTGAGGATCCGGGTACTGCATGATCATCCACATGGCTCGAACATAATCCTTGGCGTGTCCCCAGTCCCTCTTTGCGTCTAGATTTCCAAGAACCACCGGTGGATTATTGAGTCCGATTGTAATCTTCCGAGTCACGAAATTTTCACCACGACGCGGAGACTCGTGATTGAACAAGATTCCATTGTAGATTTTCAAACCATAAGACTCGCGATAATTTTTACAAATCCAAAATGCAGAAACTTTAGACACCCCATAAGGACTCCTTGGGTGAAATGGGGTGAGTTCATTCTGTGGAACCTCTAGAACCTTTCCAAACATTTCAGAAGTTCCCGCCTGGTAAAACTTAATCTTGTCTGAAAATCCAGATTGACGAATCGCCTCCAACCACGAAATGACACTCACTGTATTCACTTGGAATGTATAAAATGGTTGATCGAATGATGTGTGGACGTGAGACTGTGCAGCCAAATTGTAAATTTCAATCGACTCGAAATCTTCGTACCTTTTCAGGATTTGATTATTTGACATGGCATCACACGAATCACTCTCCACAACTGTGATTTTATTCTGATCAATCAAGGGTTGGATCCACACATTCGATTTGAGGTTGGATGTTCGGCGCTTGATACCAACGACTGTATACCCATGGGTCAAAAGATATTCCGCAAGATAACTTCCATCCTGGCCAGTGATTCCGGTGATGATGGCAACCCTGTCCATTTCTTAGGTAGCCTTTTTAAACTTTAATTAGAGAACCCAAAAATATACCGATTGTATTGTAAAGTATATCCAGTGGATTCATAATCTTGAATATATGTTCGAAACATTCCCAAAATACACCCAGAAACCAAAGAAGAATTCTCTTGTCAGGAAAAAGATATGAACCAAGAGCGTAGTACAAAATATGTGAAAGATTCCAAATTGTAAATTCTCTGGGACCATACTTTTTTCCCTCGTCTGATATGTTTCTCGTAAAGTATAAAAACTGCTTGGTATGCGGGTAATGAATCAAAGTGGTTTGCATAAACTTTTCAATGACGTTGATACCAAAAAGCACACCTACCAATCCAAGAATTATATAGTCTCTGAACTTCATTATTAAGTGAACAATATAATCATCTCGAAATTCCACCAGAGTGTAAGATGAATATACCTAGAATAATAACACCAAGGCCTATGTATTGAGATGGTTTATTCAACTTTTCACCGAGTATCAAATACGCGGCTATGCTTTCAAGAAGAGCACTCACTCCGTCCCACATCCCATTCACATAAAGAACATTTCCACTTTTTAAAAGTTTAATCAAAAAATAGACAACTGCAATGTATCCAGCAGAACCTTTCACAAAATCGATCGTCTTTCCACCTCTTGCAAAATCCTTATAACTAAAATCACCAAATATTTCAGCTATAGAAATTGCCACTATACCAGAAAGGCTCATTTATATTATAAAAGAGTAAAATAAATGAACAACCCAACTCCGGAACGACTACAGGTAGTCGGTTGTCCCTTCAAGAACATCTTTGGAAAGCCAGGAACCGGTCCACATTCTTTAAGAGTGGCCAATATAGCAGTTGTTGATTCACTGTTAACGGTGATTGGAGCTCTTATTATTTCAAAATATTTCAAGACCCCCTTCTTGATGACTCTTCTTCTCTTCTTCTTGCTTGGAGAACTTCTTCACTGGGTATTTTGTGTCGACACCACAGTTATATTAAAGATTAAAAGTCTTTTTTACTAAATGAATCACCATATTAGTCAAATTCACACCGACGCAATTCCAAAGTTTTGCAAGAATTGCAAGTATTTTAAACGACCAATTATATTTTCACCTCTGAGATATGGGGACTGTACATATTTTAGGTCAGTAAACAAGGTTGATGGGACGATTGTGTATCCATTGGCGGTGAATGTAAGACAAGATTATTGTAAAGATGTATTTTACGAAGAGAATGTCAACCCTATTACTAAACTATGGAGACTGTTATCCAACCACTAAGTGGTTGTCTCAAAAATTTCTAAACACCGAGCTCTCTCCTCCGCGTTCAACTGACACCAAAGAGAGTAAAGGAGCAACATGTTGATCCCCACACCAGGCCGAATAAAGACAGGACCATTCTCCTCGTTCATCACATTTAAGAATGTGAAGAAAACATCAATGTTACCAGCTCTCCGCTTAATCTCCAAAAACTGTCCCCAGTCCTCAATATCCCTCTTCAAGTTGGCATCAACCTTGCGAACTTGAGGAAGAGTATTGCAGATCCGTTCACTCAAGGCGCACGGGAGAGTCTCCCAGATTGGCGCCAACTGTTCACAGTTGTCCATGGTGAACAAAGACGAGTCTTTGGACAAAGATGAAATCTTTGGACCGACTACCCGGACAACTGTGAAAAAACCGACTACACGTAGTCGTTTAAGTATCGCTGAAATCACTCTGTTCAAGGAACTCGATCCTGTTCACGGCACTCCCAATTTTGTGAATCTTTAGATCCTGCAAACGAATATACCCGCGATCGAAATCAGGGTGACGTTTGAGATCTCGGATGAATGGTTCACCACCCCAGTAATGATCGACGATTCGAATATCCTGTTTATTTTTGAATTGTAAATCGCTCACTGGGATGACATTCTCGGAATCCTCCATCACGAGAAAAAACACACAAAAGGTTTCCCTTTGAACATTTTGTGTTGGGTCAGTGGATGCGGGAAGCATGGCACAGTCGAGTCCAAGATATTGCATATCAATCCTACGAAGACCACCGAGATGAAACTGAACATTGAGAAGAACCTTTCCTTTTCCCAAAAGAACATCACCTTTTTTGATGTCACTTATGTGCACGAGAGAACGATTTGCCATGATGACACGGGTATCCGGGTGAAAGGCGGGGAAGTCCAACTGTGTACAGTTGTCCATTGAGTTTCCGAGTGTTAAAGTTTATGAACGAATTCACATTACATGGAATTTTTAAAAGAAATTTCTCAAGAGATTTATGATGAGCTTGGATCTGGGCACACCGAATCCATTTATCAACATGCATTTGAGACTGAATTGCGTATTCGAGGCATTGAATACGAGACTCAAAAGGTTGTACCGATTACGTACAAGGGGTTCAATGTAGGGTATGGATTTGCTGATATTGTGCTCACCGATGCAGTCATTGAACTCAAAGCCATTTCAAAACTTCGACCACAAGACCAGACACAGGTTCTAAATTATATGGAGATGTTGGGTATAGACACGGGGTACCTCATAAATTTTGGAGGTGCACACGGGGTTGAGTTCTCCTTAAAGAATTTAAGCTAGTAAAGGGGAATGGACGTAGTCGTTTCTGACTGGCTCTTCATCGGCCCGACTCCCCTCTCTGGGATTGGACAAGTCATGTTGAAATATTCTCAAGCTGCCAACGGAAAGCATCTCGTATTTGGTGATAAGATTACTCAAAAATTCGATTACATATTGGCATTCGTCTTGCCAGTAAAGGAGTATATAGACATGGCAAAAGAGTACCAAAAATATGCCAAGAATACGTTTTACGTCATGACCATCTGTGAGACTCTCACCGTTCACCCGAGTTATCTTGGAATATTTAATGAATTCAAAAACGTATTGACCCCCAGTGACTTTTGCAGGGATGTTTTCAAAAATCAATTTGGGGTGGATTCCACCGTGGTTCCGTTGTATCAAAGTCCAACTGTTCCAACTCCGGAACGACTACCCGTAGTCGGGTGTCCCTACACCTTTTACACGATTGGTAATCTGGCGGATCCCAGAAAGAATATAAGAATGTTGGTAGATGCATTCATACGGTGCAATTTTGGGTCAAGTGCGCGTCTTCTACTCAAGGCGACATGTGCCCAAGATTTTCACATGAACATACCAAACGTTCAAGTAATAAACGGACTCATCTCGGATGAGGATCTGGAGAAACATGTTCACAATAAAGCTCATTGTTACATAAACTGTTCTCATTCAGAGGGTGTCGGAATGGGAGCAGTGGAGGCGGCTCTAAGAAATAAGCCAGTCATCATAACTGATTTTGGGGGACTTAAAGAGTATGTAAAAACCGAATACACAATCGAGTGCACACCGATTGCAATTGGGGACAATGCTGAATTTTTATTCACACCGGATATGGTGTGGGGACAACCAGACAAGGGACAACTTATAACATTCATGAAGGATTGTTTTGATAAAAAGGTGACGATTCAAGAGCATCCAGAGACTATTCTAAAAGTAAACCAAGCCCTTATGTTTTTTTCCCGTGCCGAGTGCAATAACACTTATACTCGGGGTTAATCTTGAGTTTACACTTCTTCCCATCCATGTTGATCGCCTCGCAAATTTTACTGATATCCTTCAATTCTGGCGCCTTGGGAGGCTTATCCAATACCACGATAGTTGGTCTCTCATCACGAGCCTTTTTTGCCGCCGCCACGTAAATCTCAATCGCCCTTTCCAAATTCATCTTTGAGTTCATCCAAGGTTATATTTTCGCTGATATTCACCTTGGTTCGGTCAAATGTTCTGAGATTATTGGGATGACTCTTGTCGGTTCTTGTGATGATGGGAGTCCAGTTTCCTAACCTGTACACACATTCCAAGATTTTACCTTCTGGTGCCCCCTGTATCTCTTGAATTTTCACAAACTTCGAGTCACTTTGAACACATAGATATCCATCCCTCACGATGAAGTCAACTGTGTTTTTGAGACACTCCTTCCACTTGAACATTGTTCTATGTGTTCCAAGACGAACCGGTTCATTGACTGGAGTCAAAATGATTCCATCAGTCTCTGGACTCAGAGAGAGTCTCTTTATATCAAAGAGCGGAATCATAGGCTTGGCAACCACCTTTATAGCTGCCGGAATGATAACCTTACAGAGTGCCTTTACTCTTGAAAGCCTCTCTATAAGATTCATGGTTCTGAGATCCTCCCCGTTTATACAAACCGCGTCATGAACTATAAAGGTGTCCCCTATGAGTTCCCCATCCAAGAGTGTATTCTTGTGAACAGTCAAAGAGACGAGACGGTACTCAAATGATCGATTTACAAGGGCACAGAGCTTCAAGGGTCCATCCATGAAACAAACCAGAATGTGACGAACTCCATCGGTTTTTTCACACACGAGGTACTTGTGATTTTTTATGTGATTGAAATGTCTCCTTTCGATTGAAATTGGTTGGGGGCCAGGGAAACGGTTTATGTCCGATGAACCCCACGTGTCGTAAACAAATTGTTTAATTTTGTGGTCCACCATCAGTTGAAACCTTAATGCCCGAAGTCTCTAATATGTTTCCGACACACTCGTACGTGTAGTGACACAGGGCAGCCTCTTCGTTCAAAACTCCAATTTTGACTCCTTCATCTTTCAGTTTACTGAGCTGAATACTTGACCCCATTTTTTTCAAAACCGCCTTTGAGTCGTATGCGATGATTCTTCCATCACCCTTTGAGTATTCAGAAACACCTGGTGAAATTTCACGAGTCAAGACACTTATGTCAAACTCTAGACCCCTTTGGTTCGGGGGCTCACTGGACCCCATGCGGGTCTTTGTCTTGAATTTTTCCCAATCGATATTTGACAAAACAGTCGGCACAACCATAACCTTGACAGTATCAGGGAATGGAGCCAAGAGTTTTTGGATCGTCTTTCCATCGATTGATACTGCATAATCTATGAATATGAGTCGGTCACACGTTTTGAGCAACTTTGGAAGTGGTTCACCGGAATTGATGTGAACATCCAAATGAATCTGGTTCATCTTGCAAAGCATTCCAAAATTCAAAACGGTGTGGAGAGTTGTTGTGTATATGGCATCATTCACGGAACGGAGACAGACTGTAATTTTGGACAACCCCATTATGGTGTAGTAGCCCTTAACCTTTAAGTCGCCCGGTGAATCGGATGTTACCAACGTGTCCCAGAGTTGTCGTCACATCTGCGAAAATTTGTCCCCCAATCGCCTGCCACCGACGACAAAAGGCGTAATCTTCAGATAAATATCTGCGATTCACTGGATCAATCATGCAATCAAAAATGGCACAGTAATCATCGAGATCCTTATTCTGGTGGTCATTCTTGCACATGAGTTCGGGGTACGCAGCGTACATCTTTTCAATCACAGATCTCTTGATGCACATGAACCCAGTGGGACCATCGAGCACCTCTGTGAATCCATTTTCAATTTTAGATTGGGCATATTTGAAATTCATAACAAGGGAACTCGAGACACGAGACAAGTCGGTGTTTCCACCGTTGAGCACCTCTCGCTCAGCTTGGTCCCACATGATAACCTTCTTTGGATAACACGCAACCGATACATCGTGTCCCGACTCCAAGAGACGAATGACCGAGTCGGGATTGAAATGAATATCAGCATCTATAAAGACAAAAAAATCTGCATCAGATTTATACAAGAAACGAGCAATTGAAATACAACGACCGCGTGTGATGAGAGATTCATTCTCCGTGGTGTCCACCATCATCTCTATATTCTTTTTACAACACACATCTTGGAGCCCAATCATACTCTCTGCATACTTTACTAGACACAATCCACCGTAGCAGGGAGTGCTCACGAAAATCTTCATTTAATTACCAACACATGATGTCTTTAAGATGTTTTCAATCTTGACCAAGGTTGGAATCGACACCCCACACACCTGAGCTATATCCCCTCTTTGAATATCATACCCAAAGTTTTTCAAATTGGTAAACAAAACACCAGATACTATACCCTTTGGGGTCTTTCCAAGAAGTTCGGGAATATTCTCGACACTCTTGCATATCGAAATGAGCTTCATCCTCATCTTACCACGATCCTCAACCGGAATGCAATCAATCTCATTGAAAATCCGAGAGAGAATGTTGGATGCATTTGCTGACTCTTTGATATCCTCCCCCGTAACTTCACTGAAAAGTTCACTGGTTCTTGAAATATCCTTCACTGGAATTCCAAACGCACTGGCAATCTCCTCAGTTGATCTCGAGACTCCATTCTCTTTGCAAGAGTACAAGACGCAATTCGCCTTGATACCTTTCCTGACGGCACCTCGAGTCAATTTATCCTCGTTGAATTTGCGGTAAATCTTCTTGGCATCTTCTATAATATTTTCAGGGATACCAAGGGTCCTTTTACACACAGTGTCAAATTCAACGTATGCGTGATAGAGAGCGCGATCTCTGTGATTCATGGAGGAGTGAAAGTTGATTTTAGCCATCTTTTGACAATTCTTCCCCTTTATGATTGTCCCCATACCCCACGCCTCTGAATACAAATCAAGATTTTGCGCCATGCCAACGCGACATGGGTCATCACCGCCATCCTCATCTGGACCACCTGCCCACTCTGGTTCATCTGATATGAAAGAAACATCCTGGAGTCCGCAAGTTGTACATGTGGGTAATTCAAGGGAGAAAGTTTTCAACCCTCCACATCTACAAAAGAATTCATTTCCAACCGCTTCCAAATGTTCCTCTTCCCTTTTGATAGCATCAAACTGAGCCCATATGGCGGTAACAACTTCCACCATCTTGTCACCATCTTGTATTTTTTCACGAGCCAATTCACGCGCCTTGTTTTTTCTTAAATATCCAGATTGAGACGAGAGCCGATATCAACAAGAAAACAAACCACCTGCCCCACGTTCTCTTCTCCTTGATTATTGGGGGCAGAGGGGGTGGAATCGGAATCTTTTCCTCTCGTTTCTCTTCCCAATCGAGTTCCCCGGTTGGTTTTTCTGCTGTCGTGAATCTCAAGATGACTGCGTTATCCTCCAGACCCTGGAAATTGACGAGGTTCCGATTCTTATCATACCATGCGATGCTCAAACGATCTATACTTGATATTGGTGGATCATAGGTGATTGAGATTGGATAATCGTTATTTTTAAAAATCTTCACGGTGTTTGGAGCAACATCCATGGTGATTCCTGTGAATAACCCGGTGGCATTCTGTGCATTGTATGCTTTTGAGGTGGCATCCTGAAACTTTTCGTGACTCAGTTCTGAAATGTTCAAGAATAAAAAGTCATTTTTTGACATGTCCCCAACGGTTGGAGATTTTGCATAGTATGCAAAACCTGCTGTTGAAAAAACTGGAGAAGTTACAGCAGTGACTGTGTATTGAACATTCTTTGTAAATCCAAGGAGGGTCGCCATGTCATCGGTCAAAATTGTGATGTAGTCTGATGATGTATTTGTAAAAAGTATAAACTTTCCCTCGGCGGGGAGCCAATTAAAATCCAAATTATTCGAACCACCTGATGGTAAAAGTTGATGGATTGCAGTTGCTATAGTCGCTGGATCTGAATAAAATCCGGTTGGTATCTGGTAAAGTGTCCCGTTGATATTCACCTGAGGGACAGTCGATGTTACATTGAAAACGGTGTTTGGGACTCTAGCAACAATAACTTCAACTTTTGTTATGTTTTTGATTGGGTAAGGTAAATACATTGTGTATGCATTACCGGATGGGTACGCGACTGTATCTCGATTCCCTGAGTTTACGTGAACATATGTGTTCATTCTTAACAGTATACAACTTTTTCACTCGTTGATCTTAAACTTTCTCATCTGATCATTCACAAACTGTTGATCACCACAGATGCCACCTGGGTTATCGGTGCGGTTAAAGTAAGCTGCATCCTTGGAGGGCCCTGGTACACACTCGAGTTTATCGGGAAGACCGAAGAATGCACCTGGTTCCATGCCGGTTCCTGAAATATTCAGGGGGGCACCCTTGACATTGTACTTGGAGATGAGCTGAGGGAAAAACAGCTTGACGAAAATCAAACCCAAAAGAACGAGTATGATCAGTTCATAGTTGGAAGACATTTATAGTACACTGCGAAAAATATCTGCGTTTGTCTTAAAGACATTTTCACTATTAACTCTAACAGATGGATTTTGATTTGGATGAGGATGAGAGAGCCTTGATGGATGAGATTAACCTGGTTCAGGATAACGGAAGACAGGAACCAAGACGTCCACCACCATCTCGCGGTTTCAGAAAGGCGGTGAACTTTGCACCTGAGGAGGATGACATAGGTGCTTTCGTCAATGAGAATAAGATGGAGGGTACAGGACCACCCCCAGCTGAGGAGTGGGATGGTGGTGAGAATCCTGAAGTTCAGTATCAGCGTACAACCATGCCATCTGGACCATCAGAGGGGTACAAGACGATTGATGACGAAAAGGCGGATCTCCTCAACAAGATTAGTAGACTCGCAAAGAAGGGTATCCTCACGACAGCCAAACTGAACATCTATTCAAATGTCGAGGATATTCGAGCAGAGTTTAAGAGAATGTCCTATTCCATCGAGGTTGATCAGTCTGTAAAGTTTCAGAGACGTATGCTCATTGCATGTGTGTCTGGCATAGAGTTTCTGAATAAGAAGTTTGATCCATTCGATCTGGAGCTGGATGGATGGTCAGAGAATGTCATGGAGTCCCAGGGTGATTACGATCCGGTGTTTGAGGAGCTCTATGCAAAATATCGAACCAAGGTGAATGTGGCTCCGGAAATCAAGCTCATCTTTATGGTTGGTGGTTCAGCCATGATGTTCCATCTGAGCAAATCCATGTTTAAAAAGTTTATTCCACAGCAGAAGCAACCGTCTTCAGTGGATGACATCCCACGTGGTGGTGGCGGTGGTGGAGGTGGGGGACGTGACATGAGAGGCCCGGGTATCGATCTCACCAGTCTGGGAGGTGGCATCGATCTTTCAACCCTCATGAGTTCACTCCAGCCACAGGATAATGACGATGCAGTCTCTGACATCATCTCAATCACATCCAGTGGAATACGGGACATCGACGCAGGTGCACCCAGGACCAAAAAGACTCGCAAGAACAAAAAGGAACTCATATTATAAATGATAAGTTATGCATTGATTGACGAAGAACCACAACGACCACCCCCTTTACTTAAAGTACCAGACGAAATGCCTCAACAGATTCAACAGGAATCGGAGTGCACAATCATACTTTTTATGTTTATAGGTGCAGTCATTGCACTCTCTTTACTCGAATCACGAAAATAGGCAAGGTTTCAGAATCTGCAGATTCTGATCGGTAGCCGGCTCCCCATCATATATCTTCTTACGTTTGTACCACATTTGTTTGAAAAGGGACCAATTATCCACAAAGTCCCAAATCTCTTTAACGGCTCCCCTTGAACGTGTGATACGCCCAACTGCTTGCTTCACATCCGAATGAGGTGTGGTTAGAAAGAGGGTGTCCAATTCAGGAATATCGAGACCCTCATACGCAAGACTGAATGTTGATACGAGCGTTCCTCCCTCCAAGGTTGGTACTCCTTTAGATCCCCCCATGTGTATGGTTGTCTTTTGAGGATCCAATTGTGAATACAGGTACTCACAGTGACTTCGACGGTCACTCAGAACCAGAATCTTCCTGCCCCTCTCTTGTGCTTCCCGGATGCACTTGAGAATCAGTTGGTTTCTTTCAGGTATGGTGGTGAGTTCCGTCACCATGGTGCTCATGCAAATCTTTCCAAATTTATTCAGGTGTGGACCCTCCTTAAATATGAGCGGATGATCAAAATCCACCTTATTTATAGAGAATTCAGATGCATCTTGTGTCATTGTGTAGAATGGATTTCCGAGGAACCAATACAAGATTTTGGTGAGACCATCCTTTCTATCCGGAGTTGCCGTGAGACCCAGTGTATATTCAGGCTTCATCTGAAGCATAACCTGTGAAAAGGCGGGAGCTCCGATGTGGTGAGCTTCGTCTATAATCACCAGACCAAACATGTCAAATGCATTTTCTGGAAATTCTCGAGTGCACAGAGTCTGAATCATGGCAATGACATATTGGTGCTCATCCACATCCCACTTTGAACTTTGAATTCTACCCACGGTAGATCCATCAGTAAACTGTGAAATTCTTTCAATCCATTGGGATGCCAAAAACTCCTTGTGCACGATGATGAGAGTCTTTCTCTTCATCTTGGCCGATATGGCAATTGCTGTTATGGTCTTTCCTTGACCACACGGGAGACACAAGACTCCATTTCCCTTGAAGTTTTTTAAAGCCTCCTTTTGGTGACTCTTCAAAGTTCCATTAAAGTGTATGGAGACATCTTGCCCCTTGACGAAAGGTTGTTTGGACTCGTCAAAAAATCTTGGAATGACGAGTTGTCCACCGAGTTCCCTGTACACCTTGAATGGCTTAGGTCTCATGCCCATTGCGTTTTCATTTGCTCTTACTGTGAGTTTCTTCTTGAGTTCATTCATCCTCTCTAACATGTGTTTATAGATTTTAACACATTGTAGACATCACCTTCCCATAAAACTTTCTTGTATTGGATACCCGAAACCACGTCACCCTCCTGAAGTTCATAAAGGGTTTTGACCCCCTTGGGAATTTCACACATGATTCGGTTATACCGAAAGGGAATCTTGTAAACAACTTTATCAATCTCAATGTATTGTCGAGGACCGACGGAATAAATCGGTCTCGTGACTTGGTTCATTAAAAATGTAACACGTGTAATCATTAAATGATGAGAAGTCGAAACAACAACATCAAAAGAGATTTTTTGAACAAGTGGGTCCGATCCGGTGACCGAGTCCTCGACGTGGGATGTGGTCAAGGTGGTGACCTTCACAAATGGAAATCTTTGGGCATCAAGAATTTGATTGGCGTCGATCCAAATCCTCTTGCGATTGAAGAAGCAAAGAGAAGAGCAAAGAAGGTTTTACCGAGTGCAACGTTTTACACTGGGACAATCAAAGATGTACCGAATGGTTCAAAATTCAACGTCATCTGTTACAACTTTTCGATGCAATATGAAGACCCGAGTAATTATCAGTACATTGCGTCTCTTTTGAATCCAGGAGGGTACCTTTTGGGAATCGTTCCAGATAAAACACGCTTTGAGTTTGCCAATGATGATGGTATAGTTTTGGGAAGGGTTTCAAACGGGGAGGTTTCGGTTTGGATTCCAGATACTCCATATTATGCAAATGGAGCTGTGGTGGAACCGGTCTTGGAACCTGAAGAATTTATAAAGAACATGGGGTTAAAGCTCATACTCTTTGGTGAATCTTTTTCCATCTACTCAAAGTTTGTGTTTCAGTTTTAATGTTTCATCTTAGTAAGATGAAGTATCTGGTTGGTACTTTGGTTTTTGTAATTGTGGTTATACTCATCTTGAACCGAGAACACCCCATGCTCACCGAACTGAAAAAGAGGTACAATATTCTTTTAAATGCAGTTCAATTTCATGAAAAGTATGGTGATCTTTATCACAATCGATCAATCATAACAGGACTCAAGAAGAAGGAGGATACAATCGCATACAATATAAACAAGGGGTACGAAATTTATATTGCAATTGATGATGAGAGTGATGTAAACTCCGCCATGTATGTCCTTTTACATGAAATTGCACACACAACCGTCGAGGAGTATGATCACTCACCTGAATTTTGGGCAAATTTCAAAGAACTTCGAGAGATTGCAGTGAATGCACATTTATACTCACCTGTAAAAAATTCACTGTACTGTGGTCAGACTATTAATGATTCTCTGAGTCAGTCCTAAGCCAGAATATACATATTCTGCTTACTTCTTCACCACATACTTTTTGAACAAGAAGAAGAGAAGAGCAATCAGAATGGCGGATGCAATTGACCCATTCATCCCGTTAAAGTTGGGAACCATACCAGAGAGCTTCGTCTGTATAGATACCGAATACACTATTGCGCCAATTACACCCGCTATCACCGCATCGTACTGATCGTCAGTCAGATTGAATGGATTTTGCTTCTTTGGCTGAGGTTTCTTCTCTGGAGTTGGAAGGGAGAGACCAGTCACGCGACCACTGGTTGGGTTTGTGTACTGATCGGTGTCGGTTGGTGGCTGATCAGCTGGCATGAGATCATCTAAAGAGGATGAAAATTCCATCATATTCATTTGTTGTATGTCCTCTTTTTTTTCCTCGAGTACAAACGTTTCATTTTTAGGCTGAATGATTTGACCAACATCAGTTGAACTAAAGTCTAGATTTTCCATGTTATTATATAAAACTTTAAATATCTTTATATATTAACATGACGGATCCGAACGTTTGGGGGCCACCAGCGTGGGAGTTTATCTTTGCAGTAATCGACCAGATGCCGGATGGGAATCCACCTGAAGGGTACATTTCATTTTTTCATTCATTCATAGATGTTTTACCATGCGGTGTGTGCAGAAAACATTATAGAAAATACCTCATAGCCAATGGACCTATACCGATACAGTCAAGAAACTTGACTCGCATCTGGTTTCAGAATCTTAGATATTACATTGCACAGAAAAAGGGAAAGAATCCGGATAGGAAAAAGTTTCTGGGGATTTTTTAGCCGACTCTGTAGAGTCGTTCCATCACTTGGAGATCACCTTCATCAAGACTATAGTGGCTGCAGCTGAACTGACATATTTTACAGTTGATTTTACGATATCCAGCCATGTGGGTCTCGGGAACCGAAATGTCATTGATGATGTATAATCTCCATTCTTTTGCTTTTCAAACCTCATTTGACCCACGATGTCGTTGGTGGTTTCGTCATAGAGTACAAAGTGTCCGTTCATTTGTTTTCTCGAGACTCAATGTTTTAAGCCACGATTCTTTTTCATCTTGACTAAATGTATCCTTTTTCCTGATATTGTCAGGTGCCCATAAAGCTTGTAAATTTCTATAATGCCAACACGCTTCAACTTCCTCTGGAATTGAATGATCCCATGCAGCTATAGGTACCTTGTGGTCAATGTGCCACTCGGAACCATAATTTCTCCAAGACATTCCTTCTGAAAATGTAGATTGAATGTGACTCCTGAAATCCTCAAGTGAACATCCGACATAATCCATACATGTTTCAGATTTATTCTGTCCGAGAATTTCACGAATACGTCTTGAAATATTGGATTTCATTTTTTTGAGAGCCCATTGTTCACCACCCTCCTCCTTCAGTTTGTGGTAATTATTTTTCATCCAAATACGATGAACTTCATTATACTTATCTCTATGTTCTTCTTTATATCTTTTATCATATTCTTTTTTATGTTCAGAATTTTCCTCTAACCATTTCTTCATATTTTCTTTAACCTTTTCTGGGTTAGCCTCTCGCCACTCTTTATTCTTAGCCTTTTGGACATCCATTGTTTTTTGCCAGTATTGTTTATTGTATTCGGTTTTTTCTTCTTTGTGCTCAGAGTTGTGTTTTTTAAGACACTCTTTACACGTTGATCGTAACCCATCCCATCTTTTACTCTTTCCAAATACATCGAGAGGTTTAAAAGTCTTGCATTTCCCACACCAAGCCTTTTCGACACCCTCTTCAATCACGTGTTCAATCTTCTTTGTCATTTTGATTTATAATGAATCATCTTTTTAAATTACGATTCATTTTGTTTTACGATCAACACCCCCGCGTAACCTCAAAACGACATGGATTGTAGACTCTTTTTGAACATTATAATCCGCGAGTGTGCGGTCATCCTCAAGTTGCTTTCCTGCAAAAATGAGACGCTGTTGATCAGGTGGGCACCTGATCCCGAAGCTTTCGCAACGGGGTGGACTATACCTTAAGCCATCACTGGGATTACCAATCCCTCAGACCCACAACCATCTAGTCTCTGAACCTTCTCCATGCTCTGGTGACCAAATGTTAAACATTTGTACGAGTTTAGGAGCTTGGCTGCGGATTGCCCAATCTCTCATTTTTTTACCATTGGAGCCAGCAATTAACTGGGTTCCTCTTATATGTTTCCAAATAAGAGTGGTAATCAGAGCTCTAAGGGTGTTCCCGCAATTTGATCATGTCGCCGGTTTCCCGACTAATATCTGGATTTTCTGTGTATACAGACGGAGATCGCAACAGTTTTCCCATTTACAGAGCTCCTGATGTAAATGGCTGGATATTTTTCGGCACCCCTAATCAATGCCCTCCTTGTCTTGAACTTTAGCCTTTACATTTGCAATTGTGTCCGAAGACTCCACCTCGAGAGTGATGGTCTTCCCCGTGAGAGTCTTGACGAATATCTGCATTTATTTAATAGAGATACTTTTTTTTATATGGATACATTCGATGCATCGAGAACAGCTTTCAAACAAGATTCAATGGCACTCAGAATGATTGTATCCTGGACTCCATGAATCACTTGATTCAGAGTCATCTCAACGTGTTTGAGAGCCACATCGTTAATCTCGGTTGGAAAAAAGGAAAACATGGTGGTTTTTGCAGCCGCTTTATAGAGTACAATTGGGTTCCTGAGAGTCTTTCGAACTCGTATCCTCACCACGGTGACGCTCTTTTTCATCCTAATATAAAGATTTGATAATATAATATATAAAATGAAACGTTTCATTGCAATCGTACTTAGCGTATCCACACTTCTTCTTTTTCGTCGGAGGGCTCCAGAGCCTGAACCAGAGCCTGAGCCAACCTGGAGGTGGCCTTTTCAGTGAGTACGTGTTACGTGTATAAAAATATTTACATAAATTAAATGTCTTCATCCAGAGGAGAGATTGCATCGATGGGTATTGCTGGATTATGTGTGAGTGCACTTTTGGCATTTTCGATTGCAGTCAGTATAAAGGTTGCTACTACAAAAAAATCACCATCTTTGGTCCCAACCAATTCACCATCAGCAAGCCCTCTACCCAGTCCTGCAATAAATAGCATAGGTGCTGTAATCGACATTACGAAAGTTTATGTTATAGTCCCAGCCAGCTCAAAGGTCAGTGTAAATATCGACACAGTGAACAATACTCTGACCTTTATAAATATTGTGAATAATGTTTACAATACATTGGTATTACCATTCAGTGACCCGAAAGATGGTACAAGTCTAACCATATTACCACCTGGTTCACCATCACCTGGTTCAACGGGGGCAACCGGTTCACCATCTGCATCAGGTTACAGTGGGTACAATGTAAATGTTGTATTGGGTTTACTGAATATGCCAATTATTTTGGCTGACATAGTAACTTTATTGACCAAAGGTACAGTCGGTTCAACGCAACCCTTTACATGCACATATAGTCACGATCCAAACAATGGTGATAGTATAGTAATAAACGGTATTACATTTAATTAAAAAAAATTATAATATTAAATGCCTGGGTGTGGATGCAATGCATTTCCTGGTCCCCCAAAGGTGAAACCAAAACCGAAAAAGAGGGTTAAAAAGAACAAACCAAGTAAAAGTAAATGAACACCAAGGCGCTCATTGCTCTGATCAACGACTGGGAGTCAAAGCGTGTAGGTGGTGTTTCGGTTGAGGAGTTTGCCAAGTCTCAGAAGCCCCAGAAGAAGGAGGCTTCGGATAAGAAACCCAGTGAGTATCAGAATTTCCTGAAAAAGTGGCGCGAGGATAACCCTACTGTCAAGGGGAAGGAGGCTATCAAACAAGGAGCTGAGGCGTGGAACGCGTTGAAAGCCAAGAAGTAACGAGTCACGTGAACGGGTCTGGGGACAAACACGAAGACAAACACAAAGTGTTTGGACAAACACACTACAAAGTAGTGTGTTTGGATGGATATCCCCCGCGACGAGGAGGAGTTTGGTAACGTTCCGGATTGGACCAACGAATGGGACTGGGTAGAGGATCCGTATGATGAGTGGGATGAATATTGGAACAAGATGAGGGTGTATGCAGCGGGGGTGATTCAGAGGGCATGGAGGGGAAGGAGTCTTTCAATAAAAACCTAAGAGTACAGTAGTTGATGCTAGAAAAACTCATTACTCGTTATGAAGAGTGTAAATTTTATGAATCGGTTGTCAAGAGGAAAAAACTTGCTCATCTCAAGCAAGCTCGTCAAGCTGTTCGGAACGCAGCACAAGATATAGCAAATTATTCATTTTTGGTTCTCAATAGAAGAAAGTCTTCAATCTTAAAGATTATCGACCCAATTGTTCATCGTTTTAAAATGAAAATTTTCCTCCTTTCTTTGAATAGAATAGGTAATCCATTTTGCGCCGATGAAATGTCGATTATTTTGGGGCACTACTTTAAATGAATAAAATCTATAACAATATTTATGTGGGGGACCGAACGAGTCCGGTTGCCAAACACGAAGTGTTTGTTCCAGACCTCATAGTAAATTGCACCAAGGATCTTCCAACCAATTCAAATGGTATTCCTGAACTACGAGTCCCTGTTGATGATACACCCGATGATCAAAGTGAAATGTTAAAGTATCTCCCTTGGATCACGTACCAGATTCATCAAGTTTGGTCAAATGGCGGAACGATTCTGATTCATTGTTTTGCTGGAGTCTCGAGAAGTGCAACGGTGTGTGCAGCATATCTCATGAGGTACCACGGGTTTGGATCGGTTCAAGAGACTGTGAGATATATGAGGTCAAAGAGACCCATTGTTTTCGGGAATGCAAATTTTAAAGATGCTTTGGAAAATTTTAATAACATGTATCATTAATGGGTGCTCAATTAGCGTTGATAAGTTTATTGATTCTACTGGTCACTGGAATTTGTCTTTATGTATTTAGGTGTAAAGTTCCCTGGTTGAAGGATCAATCTTTCAGTAAGTGTTCTTCACCCAGTCCAACTGTTTCACAGTTGTCCCCTTCACCCAGAGCGAGCACCGGAACCTCATCAACTGGAACCTCGGGAACCTCGGGAACCTCATCAACTGGAACCTCGGGAACCTCGGGAACCTCATCAACCAGAGCGAGCACTGGAACCTCGGGAATCTCATCAACTGGAACCTCATCAACTGGTACTATTTCAACAAACGATGGATCTTTACCAAATGGTACTATTTTAACAAACGATATATGGTTTGATTATGGATTTATACAATCCTCTCCAACAATTCAAATTGAAACTGCATCAAGTATAAAATATCCAACTACAATTGCACAAGCATTTAATAATATGATTAGTCAAACTACGACATATATTGCTTTTGATACTTTATCATCAGGCCAAAATTATTTAGTAAGATCTTCTGAATTAAGTGGAGCTCCAACAGGTACTTCGGTAACTGCTCCAACAGATTCAAGTATAACTAAAGGTAAACCAGGGTATAGCGGTGGATCTCATATTTATAATAAAGTTGGAAGTATAAATGCACAATATAAATTAAATGTTGCTCCAAATCTATATATTTATTTTATGGTAGGAGATACAACTAAAATTGTTATTTTTGATATAACTACGGGTAATAAATCAAAATATAACATTACACTTGTAAGTGGTACTAGTAATTACAATTACGTATTTTCAGGAATTTTACCAGATTTCAGTGACGTGTTTGGTAATGTATTAAAAACTTATTTTGGGTTTACAAGCTCGGACGGGTATTTTACAATTACTTCAGATACATCAATAAATGATATTACGTCTAGTTCTAATTCTCATCCAGACCGGGTTAATATTAATATATCAACTTCACAACCAGGTGGTTTACCTTCCTTTTTTTCTAATTTATCATATCTAATACCAATTTTAAATCCAACATTTCCAATCACCGGAACCTCAGGAACATCGGGAACCTCAGGAATCTCATCAACTGGAACCTCGAGAAACTCAGGTTCATACTGATAATACTATAACTGCTGAATTCAATGGATGGGGTTCAGATACGGAAGGATCTTACACATATAGATATACACAAGATACAAGCATACCTCATAGAATAAATCTTACACCTGTTCAATCAGACATTCCATATGAAGTTACATATATGATTTATGATCCAAGTGCATCTCCACCAACTTTATCAACACCTGAATATACAGGTATAAGTTGGACTTATCATGCTTCATAATTTAAAGAATTGAAACACTGTTCAATAAATGGCGACTCCAATTCAGTTTGTCAAGCTTCGTCCAGATGCCACGATCCCCACAAAGGGCACCGTTGGATCAATTGGCCTGGACCTCTGCTCTGTAGAGTCGTATGTAATTGCACCACTCCAGAGGGCCGTGATTTCAACTGGACTCACAGTTCAAATCCCAGAAGGTGTTTATGGCCGTATTGCACCACGTAGCGGACTCGCGGTGAAGCATGGCATTGATGTTGGTGCAGGTGTAATTGACCCAGATTATACTGGTGAGATTCGTATCGTTCTTTTCAATCTGGACTCTAAGAATCCCTATGTGATTCGCCCTGGATACCGTGTGGCTCAGCTCATCTTTGAGCAGGCTCTCGTAGATATTAACGTGTACGAGGGGACTCCTATTTACGTCGAGACTGAGCGCGGAAACGGTGGCTTTGGTTCAACTGGCGTTTGAGTAGTAAAGCAGCTCTAGTACTTTTTACGACGTTCTTATTTAGTAAAATATGTCTTATGAATTTGTTCATCACCGGATTTTTGATCCCCCGATACTTTGCCAAATTGAGTATCCTTGAAATATCCTTGAGACCCTTTTTCTTTTTGGACCCAACCAAAGGGTTTCTCAAAAATGATCTTGGTTCAAGGAATGAAGCTGCGAGAGTATATGCAACATCCCTGTATATACCCCTGTACCTTTGAATATTCATCCCATATAATTTCATCAACTTTGGTTTGATTTCGTCAACCAATGCAATGTCAATCAAATCTGTATTTTTTGAAGGAGTTTCAAGAATGAAACGATACACTTTATAAACCTTTCGATATTTGTACCCCTGACCAATCTTGTCGGTTGGGACTCCTCTGAGTTCCTTCATGAATATTCTCGACTTGAATCCATGCTTTATATTCAGATATTTGGAGAACCAGATACAATGTGTCGACACGATACTCACCATGGTTTTGATATCCTTTTCCACATTTCCAGAGTACACGTAGTGAAAATCAAAATCTTCCGTATTGTCTGTAATCTTGGAAATCTTGGCACTTCTTGAACGCAGAAAAAGCCTCACAACCATTCCACCTCCCAGATAAAGACGAGGGTTCTTGGAAAGCCTCTCGGTCCCTTTGGTAAACTCCACGAATAAATCATGAATACTCTGGTGACGGGCCCTCTTTATGCTTCCATTGTATCTCCTCAGATGTTCAGATGGTATCTGGACCCGGTTACGATTTTTTTTAACCCTGACTGTTTTCAAAAGTATATACGCAACATCATCCGGTGATGTTTTTTTGAGGCTGAACGACCCAACTGCACGTGTTGACCCAACTGCACGTGTTGACCCAACTGCACGCAGTTGTTTCCAAACCACAAACCCCTTGGGGATGATTTCAAAATTCATCTATTATAATCTACAACTATTTTAATGACAACGAGGGACATTTACATCGATTCAACAAAGAGAAACACCACACTGTACCCAAGTGGAAATTCATACACGATGTACATTCAAAATCCAATGAAGAATGTCGTAAAGGTTGACCTGATATCCGCCGTCATCCCAAACACCATGTACAATATAACCAACTCCAACATCTTTTCAATCAAGGATCTCTATTCGAGCGCAATGTCTCAAGTTCGAATCGATCCTGGGTTTTACTCAGCGTACACATTGTCTGCAGCAATCAACAACAATCAGAGTAATGTGAATTGTAACCTCTTTGATACAGAAGGGCGTTTCATACTTTCAAACGTGGCGTATTATCAATCAGGCTTTGCCATCACCAATGTCTCCACTGAGTTTTTTAACGTCGCCTCGATTGGAAATCAAAACGCAACCGTGGGGACCAGCACCCTTCTTCCAACATATAACAATAGTTGGGCTGTAATCTCTTCCAATGTGGTGAACATGGGTACGGTGAGCAATTACATATTCCTTGAGATTGATGAACTGAGACCCCCGTTTCCAATCGACGCAGTGCAAGATCCGGTCAATTCAGAGAGCTTCCTGAAATTTGCAACCATACCCATGGATGTGGTGAGTGGGGGTTCAAAAGTTTTCAAAGAAATGTCAGACTATAAAATTTCGGTTGATTACCCAACACCCATAGACAAGCTTGATCGTTTGACAATACGGTGGCTCGATACAAACGGAAACACGTTAAACTTTAACGGAGGTGATCATAATTCTATACTTTTGAGATTTTACATGTTGCCCCCACCCCCCGAAGTGACTCCAGAGACTCCAAGGATACTCGAACGAGTTTTTGAAAACAAGTCGATTCTTTTTTACTTTGTTATAGCATTTATTCTCATCTTAATTATTTTATTCATATAGAATAGGAATGTCCATCTATAATGCTGGAAGCGGGTTCCAACAAAGCATAACAACAGCGTTATATGCAGTGACTTCTGGGTCTGCACAGACTGCCGTGTATGCAACCAATGCCGGTTCAGCTGCGTCTGCTACATACGCAACATATGCTGGCACAACCGGGGTTCTCAACCCGATTGTGATTGGAGACCTCACGGTGACTGGAAATCTACACGCGAATATTTCTGGCAACACAATCATTTACGGGAATGTTCTCGGGAATGTAGTCTTTACCGGTAATCTGTACGCTGCGAATCTCTATGCAAACCTCACGGGAAATGTCATTGGAAATTTGTCTGGGAACATCATTGGAAATTCAAACGTCACCGGAAACCTCGGATTGATCAATGGGGACCTCTTCACATCCAACGTCATCATCGGTGATACAGCATTCAATGGCAACATCTTTACCAATAATATATTCGGATCACACACCGGGTCAATAATAGGAAACACGAACGTTTACGGGAACCTCACAGTCAACGGAAACCTCTTCACCTCAAACATCATCACTTCACACACCGGAAACATCATCGGAAACTCCAACGTGTTTGGAAACTTTGGGTTGATCAACGGTGATCTCTTCACCTCAAACGTCATCATCGGGGACATGGCATTCAACGGGAATCTTTATGCCTCGAATGTGGTCGGGTCCCTCACCGGAAACATCGTTGGAAACTCCAATGTTTATGGGAATCTCACGGTATCCAACACTCTCTCTGCATCCAACCTCTTTGGGTCCCTCACAGGGAACATCATCGGAAACTCCAATCTCTTTGGAAATCTCATAGTATCCGGGAATGTATACGCATCGAGCATCGTGGGTAATCTCAGTGGTAACATCTTGGGAAATTCAAACATAGGTGGAAACCTCACCATCTCCGGGAATGTATACGCCTCGAATGTATTCGCATCCCTCACCGGAAACATCGTTGGAAACTCAAATGTTTTTGGAAACCTTTCAATAATCAATGGGGATATCTTTTCAAGTAATGTTTTGGTGGGGGATCTCGGGGTCTCTGGGAATGTGTACACAAGCAATGTATTCGCGTCCCTCACCGGACCAATCATCGGAAACTCCAATGTTTACGGAAACTTTGGGGTCACATCGGGTGACCTCTTCACCTCCAACCTTGTAGTAGGTGACTTTTCAACCACCGGGAACCTTTATGCAAGCAATGTATTCGGTTCAATTACCGGTCCGATTGTAGGAAACTCAAACGTCTACGGGAACTTTGGGGTCACTTCGGGTGATCTCTTCACCTCAAACGTCATCATAGGGGACACCGCATTCAATGGCAACATCTTTACCAACAATATATTCGGATCCCTCACCGGGAACATCATCGGAAACTCGAACGTCTCTGGGAATCTTTCAGTCAACGGGAACCTCTACGCATCAAATGTATTCGGAACCATGTATGGAAACATCATAGGAAACTCGAACGTCTCTGGGAACCTTTCAGTCAACGGGAACCTTTACGCCTCGAATCTCTTCGGGTCATTCACCGGAAACACCGTGGGGAACTCTACCGTTTTTGGAAATCTCACCGTCGTTGGGAATTTCGCAGCCAATAACTTCACCGGGGTGGTTTCAGGAAATACGTTCGGTACATTCACCGGGAACATCGTTGGAAACTCCAACGTTTTCGGAAACTTTTCGGTTCTCAACGGGGATCTCTTCACCTCAAACGTCATCATAGGGGACACAGCATTCAATGGCAACATCTTTACCAACAATATATTCGGATCCCTCACTGGAAACATCATCGGAAATTCAAACGTCTCTGGGAACCTTTCAGTATCCAACAATCTTTATGCAAGCAATGTATTCGGATCACTCACCGGAAACATCATAGGAAACTCAAACCTCTTTGGGAACCTTTCAGTATCCAACAATCTCTATGCAAGCAATGTATTCGGATCCCTCACCGGGAACATCATCGGGAGCACGAGCGTCTCCGGAAACCTTTCGGTGAATGGAAACCTCAACATAAGCAACATCTTCGCCTCACACACCGGAAACATCATAGGAAACTCCAATGTTTTTGGAAACCTTTCAATAATCAATGGTGACCTCTTCACCTCAAACGTCATCATTGGGGATACCGCATTCAACGGAAACCTCTACGCCTCGAACCTTTTCGGATCCTTCACCGGAAACATAGTCGGAGGATTACAAGCCAGTAATCTCACAGCTTCACTCACCGGAAACATCATAGGAAACTCAAACGTGTTTGGAAACTTTTCCGTCTTTGATTCCGGTGACCTCTTCACATCCAATGTTTTGGTAGGTGATCTCTCAACCACCGGGAACATCTTTGCCTCAAATGTATTCGCCTCACACACCGGACCGATTGTAGGAAACTCCAATGTTTATGGAAACTTTGGGGTACTCAACGGGGACCTCTTTTCATCCAATGTCATCATAGGGGACCTTGCGCTCAACGGAAACCTTTACACCAATAACGTATTTGCATCCAACATGTTTGGAACATTCACGGGAAATCTCGTGGGGGCAACATTCATAGGGCCTCTCAGTTACAGTAACATCATAGGATCACTCACCGGGAACATCATCGGAAACTCCAATGTTTTTGGAAACCTTTCAATAATCAACGGTGATCTCTTCACATCCAATGTTTTGGTGGGGGATCTCGGGGTTTCGGGGAATGTGTACACAAGCAATGTATTCGGTTCAATTACCGGTCCGATTGTAGGAAACTCCAATGTATTTGGGAACCTCGGGGTGATCAACGGGGACCTCTTTTCATCCAACGTCATCATAGGGGATGTGGCGCTCAACGGAAACCTTTACGCCTCGAACCTTTTCGGATCCTTCACTGGACCAATCATCGGAAATACAAACCTTTACGGGAATCTATACGCAGCGAATGTATTTGCATCCCTCACCGGAAACATCATCGGAAACTCCAATGTTTTTGGAAACCTTTCAATAATCAACGGAGACCTCTTCACCTCCAACCTTATAATAGGTGACTTTTCAACCACCGGGAACATCTACACAAGCAACGTATTCGGTACAGTCACAGGAAACATCGTTGGAAACTCCAATGTATTTGGAAACCTTTCAATAATCAATGGAGATCTCTTCACATCCAACCTTGTATTAGGTGACCTCGGGGTCTCTGGGAACATCTTAACAAGCAATATCTTCGCCTCACATACCGGACCGATTGTAGGAAACTCCAATGTTTTTGGAAACCTCGGGGTGATCAACGGAGATCTCTTCACATCCAACCTTGTAATAGGTGACTTTTCAACCACCGGGAACATCTACACAAGCAATGTATTCGCCTCACACACAGGAAACATCATCGGAAACTCCAATGTTTTTGGAAACCTTTCAATAATCAATGGTGACCTCTTCACATCCAACCTTGTAATAGGTGACCTCGGGGTCTCTGGGAATGTGTACACAAGCAATGTATTCGGTACAGTCACAGGAAACATCGTTGGAAACTCCAATGTATTTGGAAACCTCGGGGTGATCAATGGAGATCTCTTCACATCCAATCTTGTAATAGGTGACCTCGGGGTCTCTGGGAATGTGTACACAAGCAATGTATTCGGTACAGTCACCGGAAACATCATCGGAAACTCCAATGTTTTTGGAAACCTTTCAATAATCAACGGAGACCTCTTCACCTCCAATCTTGTATTAGGTGACCTCGGGGTCTCTGGGAACATCTTCACAAACAATGTATTCGCCTCACACACCGGACCGATTGTAGGAAACTCAAACGTCTACGGGAACTTTGGAGTGATCAACGGGGACCTCTTTTCATCCAATGTCATCATAGGGGATGTGGCGCTCAACGGCAATCTCTTTTGTCAAGCGATAAACAGCGTGAATTATCCGCAAATTATTGGGGGTGCGTTATCCGATGAAACCACCGTCTTGACCACGACGAATAGCGTCACGATACGTCTCCCATTTAATTGGCGTATAAGCACCAACAAGTTACCTGTTTTTTCAGTGAATGTGTCTCCCGCAACAACCAATCTCACCCTGGATGTTCAAGTGAGTTCCACAACCACTCCGGTGACATTCACCAGCATCTACAGCACCAAACCAGTCATTGCGATTGGGAACTATTCGACCAACGATGGTGGATCCAGTTCCCCCGGTGTATTGTCGGTGAATCCAACCACTTTTTCTGAAGGGTACTACCTCAAATCAAACGTATCTTCATTCTCAAGCGGGACCTTGGCCGCGGGTCTCAAGGTGGTTTTTTATAATTCCTGAACACCATAGGGGGTGCTTTGCACCCCCTGCGTTCAACGCTCTCTCTTACCCGAAAAAGAGTGCGCAGCACTCTTCTTTCAACGCTCTCTCTTACCCGAAAAAGAGTGCGCAGCACTCTTCTTTCAACGCT